TCGATAAGTTAATACTTACACCCAAGTCGTCACACACCTTAAGATATCGATTCGCTACTTTTTCATCAAATATTTGGATATCATCACCGAGCACTTCGTACCCATCGAATCAGGTCATAGACCCTCTTCGAGTAGGATACTCGCGCCAATAACAATATTGAACAATTAAATGATGAGTCAAGGCCAACATGGCTCACGAACTCAAAGCTCCCATTGGTTGCCCAACGGCATATTTAAATTCTTCACCAGGCTGGAGGTCGTATCTAGCTGCGGAAGAAGGTAGTACATAACTCCTTCCCACTAACAGTCCTTTCCATGCTTCAGCAGCAGTTCTACCTATTAAATTAGATAGAATTGTTACTTGAAGATCGATTGGTAATCTGTCAGTAGCTGCAGATAAATCATATCCAAACGCCACTTTATTCAGCTTCGCTTTTTCTACGCATCGCGAGAAAGACTTCTCTTGATCAAAAGTCCCATCATTGGGGAAAGTTTTGAGTAAATCAAACAAAGCATCATGAAGAGGTCTTAAAAGACTTTGCGTTCAGATGTCGACCATAGCAAATATTCTAAGTTTTCCGGCAGCCTCTTCCTTAAAAGCCAATTGGCCCAGAGGAATCTGCTGCACAGTTATATCTTTTCCTACTATTACATCTCCCTTAAATGGTAAACATTGAAGGAGGTGCTTTCTATTGGTAAACAACTTATTTATGGACAACACTTTATTCAAGATGTATCCATTTTCAGTTGCTTCACAATAGATTTTAAAGTCTGAAAAGATTTTAGAATGTCCTATTGCGACAGCATCTGTAAGTAGACCGAACCAAGATGTAGAGTTCGAAGGACTTGCCTTTTCAATAGGCAAGATCTTCTCACTGTTACAGACCTTAGATCTAACAAAGCTATTTCCAATCAGTCTAGGAACAAAACATTCCATTCATGATTGAATATCACTTAAAGATCCGAGGTCTCCGCTAAACGGGTTAGTGATTGTACTCAATTTAGGAACCACCGGTATCTTAATGATACGGTAGATGCTAAAGAGAGTCAACCATAATCTAACAATAATTAGACTACCACTGTAGATTGATCTACGGTGGCGAAGCCCAATTATTGCTGGAAGTCCCGATTTTGCGAGTCTTGGCAAGGGCAAGTCAGGTTCTAACTCTCTAAGAGAAGTTAGAGCTTGACCTGCAATCTTCTTCTGCACTGCAAGCTGTGAAGCTTTCAGGTACTTAACTGTATAAGTCGCACCATGATTTCGCGTAAGCTTAATCAAGTGCTGCCCAAAGTTATGGTACAATCTAATCGAAGTAGATATTGATTCTCCTCGACGACGTAGAGCTAGAGAAATAATTCTCCAACTATACTTCTTCAAGAAGACTTGGAACCCTTTTGGGTCCAAGAGAGATATCGCTCCATCTGTCTCATAACGAGTTCGATTTGGGTCTTTAGGACCGATTCAGAATTTTGAAATTTTCATTATTTTGAATTATCGAGCTTTCCATCTTAAGACCTATGACTACGGTTCACCGTTATTCTTTAGAGTCTCGCAT